GGTCGTGCAGCCAAATTTATCCAAGAAATTGTGGGTGTTTTTGCTGATGGTGCTATCGGCAATAACACTGTTACTGCTATAAATCAAATGAACGCAGTAACGATGATTAATGAGTTCTCTGATAAACGTCAACAATTCCTAGAATTACTCAAAACATTCCCTGTTTTTGGAAAGGGGTGGACTAGACGTGTTCAGGAAGTCCGTACTAAGGCTTTAGATATGGCTGCAGGGTGAGGGGACACCACCTCGCCTGCCAATTCGTTGATGCCCTAGATAGAAAGCCACAAAATATCTAGGTTGTGGATACCCTCTAGGTGGCTTGACTATCCGAGCCTATTTTAATCCCTGTAATCAAACCAATAAATCCACCAACGATGGTTTGAAATGCAGGGCCTACTATTTCAAATAGTTTATTGTTATCTACCTGAGGGTCAAAGAATCCAAACATGAATACGGTGACCATAGCTAATACAGTCACACATAAAGTAAATGTGGCAATCAGAGTTACCCAAGATGCTAATTGTTCGTTATTCATTTGTTTAAACTAATTTGTTGATTAACCCAGTCCTGTAGTGTCATTAGTTGTGCTGTTGTTGCGGCGCATTCTTCGGCAACAGATAGTATGTTATGGGTTTCTCCATTAACTGTGATGGTGGCGTTGGGAACGCTGGACACTGCACCGCTACGGGAGTCGAGCATCCCAGTATAGAAAGTATGGATGCTAGTAAGACGAGCTTCATAAGTTTGTTTAATGTTTTCATTGATTAATTCCTGTTCTTTGATTTTGGCTTCGGTCTCTGCCTGCTGTTTTTCTCCTGCAATTTGGACTTCCTGTCTGAACTCCACAAAACGTAGATGCTCAACATAAAAGCCAGCACTAAACCCACCGAGTACAAGAGCAATATAAATGTAAGTTTGTCCACCGATACCACCTATTAATTTAAGTAAAAAGTTCATTGTGGTTCAGCATTCTGTTTCATAGCGACACTAGCTCCACCTGCTGCGGAAACAATCCCCAAAGACTCTGCTAGTTCTCTTAGGCTAACCTGTGAGTTCATAACCTCGTAGAATGCTAGTCCAATAACTGCAACCATACCAATAAGCCAAGACACCCTACCTAAATCGTAGGTTTCATTATCTTTGCCAGTCAGAAGCTGTTTAAGCACTTCTTTCATTTGATATTGAGTTGTCCAGAACCAGCAAGATAAATTAATAGGGCAACTACACCCATACCAATAATTTTAATGGCTTTGGTAACAACACCTTCGCCTACGGTTTGGTAGAAATTGTTAATAACTTTTTCGGTTACTTTTTCAACGAGTTCTTCGAGTTCGTCGTCGGTTAGATTGATAGCCATAATTAGGTCGCTTGGGTTTGTGCAGTTAGAATTCCATTGGTAAAGGTCATACTTCCATTAGTGCCGGTAAGGGTTAATTTTGCGGTAGTAATTGTGACAGATAGTCCTGTAGGTGTGCCAGTTAAGTCTGAATATGCGCCAGTATGAGCAACCGTAGCTAATCCTGTCACATTTGAATAAGGTATGGTTGAACCTGTAATAGCGACTCCGCTAATGGTTCCACCTGTAATTGCTACGCTATTAGCATTTTGAGACGCCATAGTCCCAAGTGTTGGTTTACCCGATATGTCTGAATAAGGGATGGTAGCTACTGCACTTACGGTTCCAGTACTACCTTTAAGGTAACCAGTTAAGGAATCGAGGATTGTGGTTCCTGTGGCTTGTAGGCTAGTAAATTTACCTGTAGAAGGGTTAGCAGAGCCGATTGGTGTACTGTCTACTGTAGAACCTGAAATACCCACACCACCTATAGCACCACCTGTAATTGCTACAGAGTTGGCATTCTCATAAGCCATTGTCCCCAAGGTACCAGTTTGCTGGTTAATAAATTGGAAAACGCTGTAGAACCAATCACGGAACTGTCTAGACGATACGTCTTGGTTAGTAGGAGGTGGAGGTGCTAACTTTGCCATTATTCGTCATCTGACTCTTCATAACACCAGTTTTCGGCATATCCATACTTCTGCAGGGCAGGAATAGCCTCTTCCATACCCTCACCAATATCATCTCGTACATTAATACAGTCAGGAATATCAATTTTCTTGACGTTTTTGTAAGCACGCTCACAGGCTTGTTTAACGGTCTTCCCTGTGCCGTTTGCTACGAGTACATAGTCACCTGCCGTCACTAGGCTTGGACGCTCTACAATGCCGTTCTCGTCGTTCTGAGGGGCATTCCCAACCATTACCTCACATAAGGCAAAATCTTTTGAAAGGTGGTCGGGTAAACCATAGATAGGAAATCCAGAATGGTCACGTCCAGTAGTCTTAGACCTAGGGTAATCCCCAATAGGGATAACGATACCAGTAGCAACATCGTAGCTAACTTTGAGAGAATCTTTGCCATTGATTAAGTCCACCATCCAATCGACAACAGAGCCTTTATGGACGGCTTGTTGAATGTTAAAGAAAGGCCACCCTTTACGCATAGTCCATTCCAGGGGGCGTGGTTCGCCTTTGTCATCAATAATGAAGGCTAGGTCTACAAAGCCCGTATGACCGATATAGCAAAGATAATCTTCAAAGCGTTTTAAGGTGTCATTGAACAGGTTTGATTCGGTCATGTATTTGAGAACCGTACCTTGTTCGCCGGTATTACAACCATAGTTGCCAGACATCAGCTTCTTGTGCTCAAAGCCTTCTGCAACGTTCTTGTTAAATCCGTTAGGCCCAATCCAAGCACCTACACCAAATTCAATACCTGGCACAAACTCTTGGAGGATAAAGTCCCGTTGTTTACCATTTGCCTTCCAACGCTGTAACATAAATACCATATCAGCAGGAGACTTGGAAACATAAGATAGGGCTTTGTCAGCATCACCAGATGGCTTGGAGACATACCGCTTAGGGTTAGCCTTAACAAAGTCTATTGCAGAGTTGTAGTCATGGAACTCAAAGGAAGGAACTACTGCTAATCCGCCCTTACGCATAATCTCTTGACCATAATCACGGTCTAGTTCCATCTTGGCACCTAATTCGTTTGTCCCAATAATTGGATAACCTTCTTCGTGGTATTTCTCCAATTTACGCATCTCAAATGCGTTATCTGACAAAACAATTAAATCTGCTTGTTTAATGTACAGTTCCCAGTTCAAGACTTGGTCAATAATGCCTTTACCAATCTTAGAACGCTCTTGACCATGTGGGCGAATATATTGCTTTACGGTGTGTCCTTCCGCCATACAGCGAACACCAAAGTCAACTAAAGCACCAGCAGGGTCAATAAGCAGAATAAACATTACTTGTTTCTTTCCAAATATTTAATGGCTTTTTTCATAACATCTTTGTTTTCTTTTAATAGTCCTATTGCGGTGTTACAACCATGACAAAGTAATCCACGAACAACTCCTGTTGTATGGCAATGGTCTACATGAAGGCTTTTTGTCTTTGGTTTTTCACCACAAATTGCACAACCATAATTTTGTTTAATTAAAAGTTTATCGTACTCTTTTGGCTCTAATCCGTAAGTTTTTCTTATTTTTGAACGTTTATAGTATAGAGCAACTTTTTGTGGATTAGATTTTCTAAATGCTTCGTGCCTTAGTGTTTTGCAAGCACCACAATATGAATCACCATTAGGCTGAAACTTTCTATGTTCATCCATAAGGTGACCACGTTTGCAGGATTCTTGCTTATGTGCCATTATTTTTTCTTTTTCTTTGATTCTCTGCTTTTGCTAAGGGCAATAGCTACAGCTTGTTTCTGTGGCTTACCAGATTTCATTTCAGTCTTAATATTTTTAGAAATAGTCTCTTTAGATTTACCAGATTTTAAAGGCATTATTTATTCTCCTCGGCTATGGCTGACATATAACCAGCTTTTAACATTAAATTTACTGCTCTTGAAACATCTTTACCAGTTTTAGCATTGTTAATAACATCACTAATCTTTTGGAATTGCTCTGGGTCTTTGATTAAGGTTTGCTTAACTTGAGGGGCAATATTAGCCCATAAACTCTTAGCTTGTTCTACAGGACGACCTTTAAGATAATAAGCCAACTCTTGTTTGAATATTTTTTGACCAGCTTCATCTTTGGCAAAGTTACCCATTTGCTGATTGATAATCTTGTAATTGTTAGTTTTGAACAATTCAGGCAAAGTATCTTTTGCTCTTGCAACAAACTCTTTTTCAGCGGCCTTACGAGCAACCTCTTCTGCACGACCTGGAATAAAGTCATTTACAGCATTACGGACTTCTTGTTGTTCTTTTGCACTTAATAATTTAAATTCGTCAGATTTAATGTTGTTGATTACGGCATTGCCATCTAAGGGATTGCCCTTTTCATCAACAAAAAACTTCTTAATCTTTTCTAATGATGATGCGCGAGAACCTGCAGGTAGATTTTTACCAATCTTTTCAAATTCAGATTGCAACATTTCGGGAGTAGCCTTAGACAATGCTTCATCATAAGCACCCTTTGCTTTTTCATACAAAGTATTTACGGTTGTGCCTTGTCCATGAGTAGCCTCTATTTCAGCCTTAAAAGCATCACGAGCTTCAGTTGTAGCACCTGCAGTAATCGCTTTTTCACCAAGAGCTTGCTCTGCGGCAGTTCCTGATATTCTTGCTTCAGGAGTTAACTTATCTGCAATTTTGCTAACTAAACCATATTTATGAAAAATGGCTTTAGCTGCGGAATCTAACATTCCACCGGCTTGTTGGGCTAATTTTGACTCTGCAATAAACTTAATACCAGTTTGTGCGGGAACAAGTCCTGAACCAACCATATCGGCTAATTGTTGAGTCTTCTCGCCATATCCTAATTGTTGAGCAATAGCACTCATGCCACCGCCAGTAAATCCAACCAAACCGCCCATAGCACCACCAGCTAACGCACCCTCTGGGCCACCCAACAATCCGACACCAGCACCAACTGCAGCACCAGTTTTAGCACCGGATACTGCTTTGTCTAGCATTTCTTGACCTGTCATCTTTCCAGCTTTAGATGGGTCACGAGTAGTTAACTCTTTGGTGAACTCTCGCATTTGTTCTTCTTGTTGTTTACCAAGACCAATTACATCACCTAATTTTTGTTTAGGTTCAGTTGGCTCTTCTTTTTTGACATCTTGCGCCCAAGATGGTAATTCTTTGGGTGCAGGTGGAGAATCTTTAGCCCAAGCTGGTAAATCAGCCATTATGGTTTTACCCCAAAGTGAGCCTCGAATTTAGCAGCCAATTCAGGACTGGTTTTTGCTAATGCAATATCTTCTGCGGTAGGTGTTGGTTTTGTTTCAGACTTTTTACTATCTGCTTTATCTTCAGGCAACTCACCTTTAGCGGCAAGATACTCTTTAAAGTTTTTATAGTCTTTTTGACGTGTAAATCCAACTACATCGTTAACATTCCAAGGAATGGCTTTTTCCATAGCCCTGATTTGCTGTTTAAGAGAATTGGCTTGTTGAGGATTAAGAATATTAGAATCTAAAAATGATTCAGATGCAGCTAAAAAGTTCTTTTTCAGTTCAGCCATTTTTTCCAATTGGACTGATTGCGGTTGTCCGGACTGAGCTTTATAAGAAATCATGGCATTTTTAACATCTGCCTCAGTTGGTCGATAATCAGGATTTGAATATAAGGCAATACCTTTAACAAGGGGATACATCATTGCATCATACATCTGTGAATCTTTGTCAGAGATTTTGTTTGTAAAAAATTTAGCTGGCGCTGTCAACAAGCCACTATCTTTAACGTTAGCAAATGTAGTACCAGTTGTATCACGCATTCCACCGTTGGTTAGAGTCATAACTTGGTCAACGCCCGTAACAACCTCTTTAGCATCCAAGTTAATACGCCGTGCAATAGTTTGTTCTTTTGCTGGAATCTTACCCTTAGCTACACCATAATTAGGGTCTGCAACTTTCTCTTCTAATGTGTCATATGTTTTAGATGGGGTTGCACCGTTTTGCTCAGACGCAATACCTTTTCGTAGTTTCATCTTACGCAAAGAAGACTCTTCTCTTTCACGTTCGGATGCACGATTATCAGCTTCAATCTTTGAGGCTATTTGTGGGTCTTTAGCTTTGGCAATTGCAATAACCTTTTTTTGGTTATCTGAACTGTACTCAATAGGAAATCCCTCTGGTAAAGGAATGCCTGAATCTTGGTATGTTTTTAATGCAGTATCCCATTCCTGTGGGGTTTGTGCAGTGCCTAAACCCATGAACAATCCACTCACAGTTTTTTTGGTGTCGTCTCTGGCTTCTTTTTGAAGTCTTGTGCCTTCATCAAATAATCGTCTGCCAGTATCAAATAAATCTTTCTTTTCTTTGTAATCAGTAGCATATTTCGCCTGATTCATAATCTTTTGACCTTGCAATTGATTATTTTTTGCATCAACCATTTTGGTGTTAATTTCACCAGCAACGGATGGCAAACCATCAGGTGTATTCAAATTCCAATTTTTAGGAACGGCTAACATAGCCTGTTTATCCAACCCCATAGGTTGTTTTTGTTCTGCAGCAATTTCTTTTTGTTGTTGTGCTAAACCTGCTTGTTGAATATCTAATTTTTGTTGTTCAACATCATATTGTTGGCCTTCCATTCCACCTTTGCGGAAAGAACCATAGGGGTCAAAAGATTGACCAAGTTGTAACATTTCTAATGGAGATGCCATATTAGTGTCCTATGTTATTGAAGGTGAGCCAGAGTTATAGTTAGCATACAAGGTTGCTAAAGGATTTAATACACCTCCAGCACCACTTGCAATTGCTGACAATCCACCTAGTGTTGAGCCTACGTTAGTTGCACCAATCTGTTGTTGTGCTGCGGCTGCGGTAGCAGGGTTATAAGCTGCACCAGTAACGCTTGCCAATAAGTTTTGTTGATTAGCAAGTTGACTTGTAGCATATTGCTGACCAAATGCTTGAGCTTGTTCTAAAGCACCGCCCGATACCAAACGACCTTGTGCGGCTTGTTGAGCCTGTTGAGCCTGTAATCCTTGTTGCAAGTTAAACTGATAACCTGGAGTAGAAGTAATTGTGCTTGGGTTTTGCAACAAATTAAATAATTGTGCTGCTAGTTGTGGTTGATATTGTGAGAATGGGGCTGCTTGTTGAGGGTTAACTTTTGCACCACCACTAAGAAGTTGTGTACCACCAGCAATTTGTGCTGCACCACCAGCCAGTTTAGATAAAGCACCTAATCCACCAGTAATTTGAGATGCAGTACTTGCACCACCTAGTAATTGACTTAACGCACCAGTTCCACCTCCTGCACCTGCTGTTCCAACTCCAAGTCCAGCCTGTGACTCAAGCGCAGATACAGAAGGTAAATTGATTCCACCTGCGGCACCTGTTGCACCCGATGTTAAGCCAGTACCACCTGCGGCTGCTTGTTCAAGATATGGAGTAGCACCAGTTAATTGAGCAGCATTTGCACCTGCAGAAGACAACTCACCCGCACTAACTCCTAACTGTGCTAATTGACTAGCATTTACACCCGATTGGAGTAAAGATGAAGCCGGTACACCAGATTGTAAAAGAGTTCCAGCGTCGATACCCGCATTCAATAAACTTCCAGTACTAGCACCCGCTTGTATTAAATTAGGGACGCTATATCCAGCAGATAACAATGCTTGAGGAGAAGCACCTGCCGCAACTAAATCACCGAGCGGAGCACCTGCTGCGGCTAAAGATGTTGCATCTACTCCAGAGGATAGGAGTTGTGATACAGGTACACCAGAAGAAAGTAAATCAGACGTGCTAAGGCCGGCATTTATTAAATCAGAAGCGGTTGCACCTGCAGAGATAGCATCTGCCGCAGTAATTGCTCCAGCGGCTGCTTGTGCTGCAACGTCTGTGGAAGCTAAAGAAAAAGCCTCCGCAGAAAAAGTAGAGCCTAAAATATCCTCTACTGCGGGTGCTGCTACATCTGCAACAAATGCTGCGACTGCATCAAATGGCATTTTGTTTCTCCATAATCAAAGTTTCATCAATCTCTTTTGGATTGGTGATTTCTGTTGCGTGAATACAATACCAATGACATTCTTCTAATGCAGTTACGGTATGTACTTCGTTCTTTTTTATTTCTATTACTGTTGGTGCTTCATAAGTATTTGATTCTTCACCTACGGTAACTATTGCTTTTCCTTGGGCTAAAATACTGATGTGGTCAAATACGTGTTTGTGCGAAGGAATGATGCAACCTTTTGGGAATATCATACGTTTTGCGTATGTACCCCCACTAAAAAAATGCTGTATTTGCAAATCAATCATGTTCTATCTTTACACAAACAATTAAAGTCATTCTATCAACATCGCTGTCATTAAC